GCTATTATTAAATATGATGCTGGGACACCAACGCCATATGCCAAATATTGTTGTGCATATGAAATCCAACCTTGTGTCGAATCAACATAAACAAGAACAACAGATTGCCTGTTGGATGAAAGTGTTAATGTCCCAATCACTCCTTGGATTTTGTTACCATTCGGAGCAACGTAAATAGGATTTGTTGACGCTATTCCTGCATAATCAACGATAACAATTTGATCACCTGAGGCAGGAGATGCTGGAAGAGTAACAGTGAATGCAGCAGATGTTGTATTACATGGGTAAGCTCTGCCAGAAACAGCAGTAAAACCACTTGTTTGTACAGCTTGCCAAGACAATCCTGCCGCCGCCCACGCGCCGTCTCCGCGCAGAAAAGTAGCTGAGGAAGCTGTGCCAGTTGCGCTTAACTTAGGAATAGTGACAGCGCCATTAGCTATATCAACTGTCTGAACGGCATCAGCTGCAAGCGCATTTGAATCAACAGCTCCTGCGCCAATCTGTGAAGACGTCAGAGGCGTTGAGGGCGGATAGTTACCTTGATAACCCATCGGTCATCCTCACGTAATTTCAAGCAATGACACGACAGCATCTGCTGTACCCGATGCTGTTACAACCTGTGCACGAATATAGTTGGCTGCTTCAAGTACCACTTTCTGATCACCCCCAACAATCACGATGGATGAGCCGACAGGAACAGGAACCTGATAAGCAAGATAGTAGGAACTCGCACCCTTCACAACCTGCACGTTTACCGTGATGCTGGTCGTGTAGGTGTTAGCGAGCGAGAAGCCGATGATCGTTGTCTGTGTTGCAGATGGAGCCGTGTAGATGGTTGTGTAACCACCGCTCGTAATCGCAGACCCGTAGCTTTTGAAGGTATTAGCCATCGTTTACCTCTACACTCTTGCTGTTAGCAAGAAGGTATTGGATTGCCCTATTTAGCAGCCCAACATCATCCCGTAAGTTACCAATTCCGCTATTGCAGTTCCCACACAATAACCCTCGTATCCTACCAGTGTTATGGTCATGATCAACATGAAAAGCTTTTCGCTTCCCCGTATCAGAGGTTCCACAAATAGCGCAGCATCCACCCTGACGGGAAAGCATTACATCGTATTCAGCGAGACTTATTCCATACTGGTATTTTAACTTCCTGTCTCTATCAGTAGAATAACAATACGGCCTATTATCCTTGTTTTTGTGGTAGTTATCCAACTCATACTTGCGTCTACATGTCTTACAGTATGGGCGAATACCGTCTTTGTAGCCGGATCTTTTATGAAAGTCGTGCTTTGGTTTTTCAACACCACAATGTTTACAGACCCTAGTCATCTTATCACCCGAGAGCAATTGAAAGCGCCACAGCCGTTCCGGCAGGGTCTACTTGAAGACTTGTTTGTGCGCCAGAGACTGTCGTAGCACCTGTACCACCATAAGCAATACCCAACACACCAGAAGTGATATTAGACGCTGATACTGAAGGCGCGATAGTTGATACGGAGGTCAACTGACCTTGGGCATTTACTGTAATAACAGGAATTGCTGTCGCTGAGCCATAACTTGTAGCGGTAACACCTGTGTTACTAATGCTGAATGTCGTACCAGCAAGGCTTAGGCCCGTGCCAGCCGAGTATGTAATAGGTGCGCCAAACTGAATAAAGACGATATCAGTTGTGCCAATCGTAATAGGAAGCGACGTCTGCTGGACCCAAGACGTGTTGGCATTTGTTGCCCCGGCTGTGATCAGAAAGAAGTCGCCAGCATCAATTTGGTTTGGCCCAGAACCAGCCTCGTCAAAGTCCGTGGCGCGTGTCATGACCCATGCAGTAGAGCCATTACCGACGGTCGTGACCGTATACGCACCATTGTAAGGGGCGTTTGTTGATGTCTCGTTTTTAACAAGAATACGATCATTAACAGAAGGAGTGCTGCCATCAATACTCAATGCGCCAACAGCATTCGCAGTAAGCGTAGCACCGACGCCACTTGATCCATTGTTGTATGTGTACGCTGGCAGCGCAGTCGTTGTGGCGTACTTACAAGACTGATGGAAGTTCAAACCTTGGGCTGTCGAATCAACATAGGTCTTGTTGACCAGATCATACGCACCACTCGGAACCGTGACAGTCGTGCCGCCAGTGATGACAGGAGATGTCAGCGTCTTGTTGGTGAGCGTCTGCGTTCCTGTCAGTGTCACGACATTGCCGCTGGTGCTCAATGCACCTGCTGACAGTGTCAGTTCACCGCTAACGGAAATCTCTTCCGCAGAACCTGTACCAGCCGTGGTACGTCCAAGGAGACTGTTCGTGGCAAGCAGAAGGTCGTGATCATCATTCCAGTTCGACGGCCTGACAATACTAGTGTCGGCGTCGTCCGGTACGGTGCTGACGAACTTGTGCTTGAGTGAAACGGTCATCTATCATCACGCTATGCGAATGATGGCGTTACTTGCGTCTGCTGCCGGAAACACGATAGTGAACGTACCAGCCGATGCCGTCTTGTCAGAACCGAAGTCCAACACGACAACTGATGGATTGGTGTACGCACCGCTGCTCGGCGTTGTGTTGTAAATCAACGCGCCGCGAGCCGTGAACGAGGCCGATGCCCACGATGTGTCAGCAAAGTCCGTAAACGCCGTCGTGCCAGATGAGGTCGGGTCGATACGTGTCAGAGTGTTGCCGCCTGCCGTGTAGGCCGAACCTGCTGTATTGGTCGTCTCACCAGACGTTGTATACGCCGTCGTCGAAGCATCCAGCGTTGCGCTGTTCGTATACAGAGCGATCTTGAACGTGTCGCCACCTGACAGCCTGAAGTCGTGAACGGCTTCAAGAAGCTGGGTCTTGAAAGACGTACACATATAGTTACCGGAGAATGCCATTATTCTCTCCTTATCCCTGTAACAATTGGCTGGCGACGGTCGATCTATCGCACTGAATAGCCTGTTTCATGTAGTAGAGTATAACCTGCTCGACCTGTTTTTGAAAGGCTCTTGCCTGCTCCCCAATCACAGGAGGAGCAGTATCTGAGACCTGTACAATCTTCTGTGCAGCACGATGTGCCCAGAACTCCGGCGAGTGGCCTCCGTTGGAGGACGCCACCACATCAACCGAGATCGTGGGCATGTGCATAGCTTCAGTAAACATCAGTTAGCCTTTACCCTAATGAGACCGTCACGATAAGCATCCACGTCTTCTCGGCCTTCGCCGTAGTTCTTGAGACGGGCCAATGCTTCCATGAACCGCTGGTTGTAGGTGTTCAGGAGATCCGGCTCACCCTTCATGAAGGTGTAGGCTTCCACAAGGCAGCCGTAGAGCAGGGCTTCCTGACCGTAGTTGCTGATCCACGTCCCGCTCGTCTCCACCGTCAGGCTGGCCGGACGGTAGAAATAGTGCAGTTCCACGCCATAGGTGCTGTTCGGAACGGGGGCCAGAATGAAGTTATTGATGTCAAAGAATGCGTAATATTTCGGAACACCGGTCGCCCCGGTAGGATTATATTCCTGAAGATATTCGACGTCCTTTTGCAGCAAGAAACTGGTCGATCCGTTTGCCGTAACGGACAAACTGAACGCGTTCAGGTAGTCTGACGGAACAGCTAAATACTTGTTACCACTCGTTAAATTAGCCGTCTGGTTCTTGCGGAAGAATTGCAAATCAACATTGAACAGAATCCGTTCTTCCGTGTTCAGGATGAACTGGTCTATCTGGCTGTTGAAGGTTGTCTCGTCGTACTGTGTCCAATCCTTAATGGCCTGAACCAGTGTAGCGTATGTCCATGCCATCAGGTGATCTCCACAGTAACAACACCGACCTGAGTAATCCCCTGAAGCAAGGAATTTTGCAAGAACGGAAACTGCCAATCTTGCACCGGCACATCCATCGGCTCATTCCGTGACAGGCGAGGCTCATACAAAGCCTGCGGTTCCGTCGGCGGATAAATCGGACTCAATTGCGGATGCTTGACTTCCCAGCATTCCGGGCAGGTCTTAAGGCCATTCCACTCCTTACGGAGCTGCAAGTAGTCATACTGAAACCCGCACCGGTCACAGATGGCTACAGCATAAGAACCGTAAGCAAAACGTGTCATGTCAACACGCGGTAGGAGCTTCTTCCCGGCGTCAGGTTCAGAGAAGCCCTATCCCTGTCTTCAGTTGCGGCTCTGATAAACTCCTCGTCGTAGACTGCCTTGAGCAAGGCAACACGCTCCGGAGCCTTCTTAATCGCCAGATAATATGCCAACCCTGCTGCAAGGCAGGGATAGAAACGAAACGGCATTTCCATCGTATTAACGCCTGCCGAGGCATCATCCATACGCGTCAGCTTTGTCACGATGACGCTGTAGGTGTTGTCAGGAGTCGGCCAGACATACAGAACCGGGGTGATCTGACGGTCGATATAGTATTGTGTCGGCTGGCCCGTCGTCAGTTTGTTGGGGATATTGTTGTAATATTCCCGGCTGACACGGTCCATTGTCAGGTCCGCTTGTGACGCTGTCCCCTGACCCGTAGGCATACGGCAAATCGATTGAATGACATCGATGTCCGAAGCCGCGAGGTTGTAGGTCGGCGTACCGGGGACCATCGTGATCGTCTGGTTCTCAATTGTCCATTGCAGGAGCCCACGGTTGGCCCAATCGGCCAAGACAAGATTAAGACTACGACGAGCTGTCCGCTGGTCGTAGCCTGTTCTTACCTCAATACCGCAACGCTCATACGCCTCTTCGATGTACTCAGCGACGTCAAGCTCAAAGGACTTTGTCCCAGAAGTAGCCATTATTAGCAGCCTTTACCGCTCTTCATCATACCGCCCTTGTTCATCTTCGCGGGCTTTTTCTTTGCCATACCGCCTTTTTTCATGGCGGAGTCCTTCATCATCTTGCCGTTAGGCATCTTGTGCATACCCGACTTTTTCATCTTGGCACCCTTCTTTGAGAAAAGACCATTTACGATTTCATTTGGCATCTTAGCACATCTTTCCCTTACCATGACCGCGAGCAGCCATGCCACAACCACGAACCATGCCGCCCTTGGCCTTCTTTACGACCATAGGCTTCTTGGGCGTCTTGTAGCCTTCCTCAAGATTCTTCTGATATTCCGGATCTACAGGAATATCCGACATTGGATAAGTAGGCTCCTTCTTGGGGGCCATGTCAGCGGGACGGCGGGGAGGGAGTGGGATATTCTTTGGCATGTCAGTACATCTTTCCTTTACCTTGACCACGGGTCGCGCAACCCGCACCTCGGACAGAGGACTTCTTAGCCTTTACCATACCACCAGTCTTCATGCGACGAGCATATGAAGAACCGGGAAGAATGCCTTCGTCCGCACGAGCACTGCCAGCCTGTACATTGGCAGTACGGGCCCGCTGAACAGCGGCCATCGCGGCGCTACGCTCACCACGTTCTGCTTCTGTGTCCACTCCAGCGTTCGGAGCAACGAGTCTGCGGACGGAACTGCGAGCGTCAGATACCGCACGACCAACACGCTGTGCTTCTGTAGTTGGAGTTGAACTTACGCGTGGCATGTCAGCAGCCGGTGCTGCCATGTCAGCGGGACGCTTCGGAGGAAGCGGAGCCGCCTTGGCAAGCTCTGTGCTGTACATCTTGCCCTCAAACTCAAATGTCTTGTTACCAGCAGCGCGTTCTGTGCGGAACTTTTCCTCAAAACGCTTACGTGTTTCCGACTTTGCCATGTCACTTGCCCTTCTTCTTTGACATACCAGCTTCTGACAAGGCTATGGCAATCGCCTGCTTACGGCTCTTGACCACCGGACCTTTTTTGCCGGAATGAAGTTTACCAGATTTAAACTCACGCATCACTTTTTCAACTTTACCCGGCATCTTTTTCTTGACCGCGCCGCCCTTCTTATAGACGCCACGACCTTTCAAAACATCTGCCTTGGTTACTTGACCGTCACCGGTAAGATCTGGGAACTTTGCCATTATCGCCTCATCTAAAACGAGCAGTTTTCTGGGCTATGCCCTTCGGCTGCTTCACAAACTGTTTGCCCTTGGCCTTGCCTTGACGCTTCGCCTTGGTAGTCGCCGCATATTCTGCGGGTGTAAGTGACTTAATGGCTGCTTCCGGAAGGTATCTTTCGCCGGTCTTTGACGAAGGCTTTCCAGATTTTGTGCGCCACTTTTGCGCTGTCCAATCCTTAAGTGATTGCTGCGGAGATTTCATCAGTCTCTGTAGCCCCCACCTTTTGCTTTGTACTGCTTGGCTAAAAGTTGTGCTTTGCGGGCTGACCACTGACCTGCGCCAGTACCCTGAACAGAAGAAGCCTTAATCTTATTGAACAAAGCTTTACGCATACTTGGCTTTGTGTAGTTGCCAGAAGCGTTCACTTTGCTTTTCGATGCAGGCTTCTTAGCCATCACTTCTTACCTTTTTTGCCTACAGCAATCATAATCGCAATGCCGACCTTTGGCTTCTTTGCAGCGCCGCCGTTCTTCATCGCAGGCATCATCGGAGCCATAGCCTTCATACCGGGCATCGTCTTACGAGATTTGTTCTTTGCGATTGTCTTCGCAATGCTGGGTTTACGCACCGAACTTCTCCTTGAGTTTGCTTATGCCGCGTTGAACCGTCTTCGTTTCATAGATACGAATACCCGTCCACACTATCGTAAATCCCGCAGCAATAGAAGGAAGCATGCCCATTAGTGCACCTAAAACTGTAGTAACCGAAGCTAGATCAAGGACGTGCTTCATGCCGTCATCAAGATGTGTCACTTGCACCTCCACCGTTTTCTCGCTTGACGGAGGCGGCTATTCGGATCTTTCGCAGCCTCCGGAAACTGTTTCATTTGTCCGGCAGAGCGAGCACAGAATGACTTACGGCGCTTTGCTCTTTCACCAGACGGGTTCGACTCGGTCACTGCTGTCTTCAGCTTTGAACCGGGGTTTGCACGGCGATAGGCTTTTACGCCTTTCTCCGTCATTCCAGCCCCCTGCTTGGTGGGGCGGAAATTTCCAGACTTCACGGAGGTCTTGATGCCCATGTCTTTAGCCATCACGCAGTCCCCGCATCATTCTTGATCAACACAACCACAAACATGCTGGAGCAATAGTTGTTTGTTGCTGCCCCAACTGCTTGTGCCTCTAGCGTAGTCTTCTCTGGGACCGCCAAAGGAAACTCAAAGGCGTAGTTAGCAGTTCCATTATTGATTGTCGTGACCGCAGCGGTACGACGTATATCATTGATACCGCGTGTCATAAGTCTTCCGGTAATTGCACTGCTGCTGCTCACCTGACCTGCTGTAAAGAGGCCCTGCATGACATACCCAGTGTAGCCCGCAGGAATGGTGTAACTACCTGTGACGCGAGTGTTGTAGTCGTATTTGATGATGTCGTAGACAGTTGCAGGAATGCCTAATGTCACCACGCCTGTGCCAAAGTAAATGTTACCGGCGGCGCTATTAGAGGATCCGGCAGTTGCAACGTAGCATTGATTGACGTGAAGATACGAGTTCGTTGTTGTGACAGCCGTCAAACCGTTCAGCGTAACTGTTTCAGAAATAGTGTTGTGATTTGCGTCGAGACCGGACAGATAAACAGTTCTTGCGCCTGTCCCCGCTGCGGTGTCGTTTGCATTATCAGAACTTACAGAAAGCTGTAGTGCTGCTGACGGAAACTGAAGAAGACCACCGTAAGGCCAGACAGTCTCAAGTGAGCTATCTACGTCATCGTTATAACCGAATACGGTGATGCTTTCATGCCACGGGATCTGCCCACGCGCCACTTGGAGTTCGAAAGGCTCGTAGCTTCCGACTCTGGTAATTGAAGCAGGTGGACGCGGAGCAGCCATTTATGCCTCTCAGCCGTAGTTCTTTGTCATCTCAAGGACGACAGTGTATCTGTCACCAGCGGTAGCACCGACTGTCGTGAACAATACGTCGCCTGTTTTACCCGCACCGGCGTTGTTATTCAGGCCACCAAACCGTTCAAAATCAAACGTGATGAACTGGTCTGCACCGATTGTGTAACAAACAACGTCGGTCGTTGCATCCCAAAGGATATCAACGCCCATACCTACCGTCATAGCGTCCAGCTTAACAAGATTTACGCTTGTGCAAGGTGTACCTTGATAAGGCGTCAAAGCAGAGACATCCACCTTAATTACGGCGGACTCACCAGTGCCATCGGAAATGTTCGTGAACTTCATGACAGCCGTCTTCGAGCCGTCAAAAATTACTTGCGAAGCTACAGCATCCGCCATGTGATTCTCCTACAAAACAGGTTGTAAGGGCGATGCAATTGTTGCACCGCCCCCAATCACATTAGGCGGTGTATGTGCCGTGCTGGATGTAGTTCACAACGAGTGTGCCAGCGCCAGCGCCGGTGTTCGTCGAAGTGACACGGATCTTAACGTCTGACGTGCCGACGTTTACCCAGTTACCAACGCGGGTTGCGTCAGCGCCAGCCGTTGCTGCGATGATGCCGAGCGTGCCGCCAGCAACTGCGCCAGCAGCCGTGAAAGCCGTTGCAGAAGC